TGCAGATGGACAACCGACAGGAATAAAATTACCTTACATCGTAACAGTCGAAGAAGGTAGTAGGAAAGTTCTTTCGATTAGAAGGAACTATGCGCCCAATGATCTAAAGAAAAATAAAATCCAATACTTCGTCCACTTTAAATTTCTGCCAGGACTAGGATTTTATGGCTTTGGACTCATTCACATGATTGGCGGATTGAGTCGTACGGCAACGGCGGCTCTCCGTCAATTATTAGACGCTGGTACTTTATCGAACTTACCTGCAGGATTTAAACAAAGAGGAGTGAGAGTTAGAGACGAAGCGTCTCCAATACAACCAGGTGAATTCAAAGATGTAGATGCACCGGGTGGATCTCTAAGAGATGCATTCTTTCCATTACCATACAAAGAGCCTTCTCAAACATTATTAAATTTATTAGGCATTGTTGTTAATGCAGGTCAAAGATTTGCAGCGATAGCTGATATGCAAGTTGGTGATGCAAACCAAGCAGCTGCAGTTGGAACTACAATTGCTCTTCTTGAAAGAGGATCACGTGTGATGTCTGCAATACACAAAAGATGTTATGCAGCAATGAAAAAAGAATTTAAATTATTAGCAAAAGTTGTTTCACAATATCTACCACCGGAGTATCCGTACGACGTGGTCGGTGGTGCAAGAAACATAAAGCAAGCTGACTTTGATGACAGAGTGGATGTAATACCAGTTGCAGATCCAAATATTTTTTCAATGTCGCAAAGAATTACACTTGCACAAACACAATTACAAATTGCAACATCAAATCCACAAGTTCACAACATGTATCAAGTATATCGAGGCATGTATGAAGCAATAGGTGTAAAAAATATTGATGCAGTGCTTCCACCACCTGCACCACCAATGCCAATGGACCCAAGTTTAGAGCACATTAACGCTTTAGCTGGAAAACCTTTTCAAGCTTTTCCTGGACAAGATCACAGAGCGCACATTACATCTCATTTAAACTTCATGTCTACAAACATGGTTAGAAATAATCCTGCGATTATGGCTTCAATACAAAAAAATATACTTGAACACATAAGTTTAATGGCTCAAGAACAAGTTCAATTAGAGTTTAGAGAGCAAATGCAACAAATGATGATGCTACAACAGCAAGCAGCGATGAATCCACAAGCTCAACAACAGCTTCAAGCGTTAACAAACGAGATTGAAGCACGAAAAGCAGTGTTGATTGCAGAAATGACAGAAGAATTTATGCAAGAAGAGAAGAAAATTACGTCTCAGTTTGATTCTGACCCTCTTTTAAAACTAAAATCACGTGAAGTTGACCTTCGAGCGATGGAAAATGAGCGTAAAAAACAAAATGATCAAGCAACACAAGATTTAAACAGAGCAAAATTAATGCAAGCGCAAGATTTAGCTGAAGATAAGATGGAACAGAACGAAGATTTAGCTAAATTACGTGCTGGAGTCAGTCTTGCGAAGACGGGTGTACAACAAGCGCAAGTTATGATAGATGAAGATTAATAAAAGGAGCAAAAAATGCAAAAACTAGACAAAATACAGGATGTTAAAGTTGCAGATCAACAGATCGAGATCGATCCAAGATCAAAAACAACTTATAACAACGCTGTAAACTACATTGCTACTGGAAAACCTGAATTAGAAGTTCAAGGTCAAGGTGCAGTGTTAGCAGAAAAGAAAAGAAACTCTAAAGCGTACTAAATTATGTGGTTTAGTGCTCTAAAGTTAGGCTTAAACGCAGCAACGCACATCTATAAAAAGAAACAAGAAACAAAAATGAAGATGGCGGATGCACAACTTATGCATGCTGATAAGATGGCCCGAGGAGAAAGCGAATACCAGGGAAAATTGTTAGAGGCAAGACAATCGGACTGGAAAGACGAATTCGTTTTGCTCGTATTAACGGCGCCAATTTTGGTGATCGCCTGGGGGGTCTTCTC